TTTCCTTTGCCTAGTCCTCCGTTTTGCTCGTTGCCTTGAATTGTTTGTGGGCGTCCTTCAGCAGGTCATCCAGATTGCTGTTCAGCCAATCCGCAAAGGGGCCTTTTGCGACCTTGATCGCAACCCCCTGCCCCGCTTTGATCGTCACGCCTTTTATTGGTTCGCGCGATGCACTCTGAGGCTTGGACTTCTCGGTCAGTTCAGAGATTAGCGCGTCTAGCCTTTCGTCCGAACTCAGCTCGCCAACGCCCTCCAGAAAGGCTGTCGCCCGCTGCTTTGTTGCGCCGCCATTCGTGAATGCATCCACAAGCTGGAACCACTGTCGACGGCCCCTGTTTGGTGCTGGGCCGATCAGATACCCGACCTCTTTCGGCACGGCTGATGTGACTTTCTTCAGGTGCTGCACAGTATGCCGTGAAACCCCGATAGCGTCGCCAATCTCAGTCGCAGTGCTGTATTGCTTTGCGATTCCATCGGCAAAAAGGGCTTTCTCGTAGAAACTCAAATCGCGTCGGTTGGCGTTTTCAACGGCCTTTGCGAGTAGTGCGGTTTGATCGTCAAGCGCTTGAACATTGGCCTTTACCGCGATTCCAAGTTCGCGACACGCCCGCAATCGTCTGCGGCCAAAGATGATCTCGAACCGTTCCTTGCTCTTTGCGCTGGGTCGCACAAGGACGGGAACTTGTTGGCCAATGGCGGCGATGTTGTCTTTCAGGCTTTCAAAGGTGTTGTCACCCGCTGCGGGTGAGACCGCGGTCTCACCTTCGTCCATGCGGTCGGTTGGTCCCCATTCGTCAATGAGTGTCGGGTCAATATCGCGGATTGCTGATAGAGAACTTTCCAACACATCAAGAACTGGGAAATGTGTCTGGGACTTAGCCCCCTGTCCCGCTGCAAGCGCGTCATATGCATTAAGTCGGTTACGCGCCATTTACCCTCTCCCCCACGCGGTTTCGATCATGCTGCGCAGCTCTGCGCCGACGGCATCCATGCTGCTGCGCGCTCGATCGTAAGTGTCTCGGTAGATATCAGAGCGGTTCAGCTCATAGATGCTTTGCTTCAGCATCGTAGCGTCAGAGACTGCTGTGGATTTGTAGCTTGTCGCGGTCATTACCCGGTCGCCAAAGAGCGTTCTCAGGAAACCGACCAGTTGTTGCGCAGGGCCATCATTCGGTTCGTCGCGTGTGACAAGAAACCGGATGTAGTCATAGTCCAGATCTATTCCAGCGTCTGCCAGGCTGGTCATATAGGAACTGGTCATTTCAAGGAAAAGCGCTGTTGATGCCATGTCCATCATTGATGGGGTCATCGGGATCAGCAAGGATGTTGCCGCAGCCATACCGGTCAGGGTCAGAATATCCAGCTCAGGTGGGCTGTCGATAAGAACAATATCGAAATCACCCTGGACCTCGGAAATGGCGCTTTGAAGCCGGGTCACAAATTGTTGGCCCCGCCGCGCCTCCATCTTGAACTCGCTTAGCATCAGATTGGCGGGTGCAATGCTAAGACCTGCAAGAAAGGTCGGCTGCACCACCTCGGACATGTGAAGGTGGTCTTGTTCGCTGGTCAGAGCATTGTAAATTGTCCGTCCGTTGAATTCGGTTTGCGGGTCAATGCCACACATCCCGGTCAAAGAACCCTGCGGGTCCATATCAACCAGCAGAACACGAAAGCCATGTAACGCCAGATAGTGCGCGGCGTGGATTGTAGCCGTGGTCTTTGAACACCCACCCTTGAAGTTCATCATCTGCCAGACTTGCAGGGCCTCCCCGTCCCTGCGCCATGGCAGGTATCGGCCTTTGGAGTTGGATTTGTTTTCTAGCGGCTGACGGTAATCCCAAATCTCTGCGGCGCTATAGTAACGTCGGGTGCCTCTGACCTGTTGCGGATCTGGCAAAGTCCCGTCCAGATGGCATTTACGTAAAAACTGAGGGGTATTCCCTAGAAGGGAGGCCGCCTCTGGGGCAGAGAACAAACGCATATCTTTTGTGTTGTCTGGCGCGTACGCTTGTAGCAAGTGCCCATGCATCGCGGTCTTCAAACGTTCAGACATTTGAAGAGTCAGGTCTTCAGGCCTGCCTTCTTCAATCGGGGTCATTAATTCCATCGGTGTCTGTTCCTGCTCTGGTTTTAGTTATTTTCGACACTGGATATTATCTATTGAGATTCTCAAGCCCCTGTCAACAGTTTGTACTAGGACCTGTTTAGGGTGTTATAGGGTGAGACCGCGGTCTCACCCCCTGCCCTGCTGCTGGCTCGGCGTGGCATCCTCGGCTCCAATCTGCATCAAGTATCATTGACATTCTGAGGGGCATTCCTGCGGCGCGGTTGGCGGGAAAAGCATCAAATCCATTGTTGATGGAGCTGATTTCCTCGGTAGCATCACGGCGCAGGTGCAGACATCCAACGATGATCACGCGTGGCGCTTCTTGCGGCCTCCCATACTGCACGACAAGGTCTGCTCCGCAGCCAAGGGCGGTGCAGTAGTGGCCGAAGGTTTCATACCTTGGGAACTCTCCACCGTAGTCCAGCCCATCATGAAAGGCTTTGTGCCAGCTATCTATCCCGTCTTGCCAGCATATAGGGCAGTTCCAGCGATTGAATTGAATGTCTTGCATGATGTCTTCTCCATCAAAGGAGCACGTTTCGGGGTTGGGGTTAGGTGGGTTAATCTACGGGGTGAAACTCGAGAACCAATTCGTTCGGCTCTTCGGGTTTGCCGTTGGTTGTCCGTGAAATCCCATCCTTGCAGGGAATGACGTGCAAACGGTCGATGTCGCTATCGACTGTAAAAACGGGCAAGTCGCCGTGCTTCTCCTGTTCCAGCTGAAGCTGTGCGATAAGTGCGGAAATCTTCATATCTCTCTCCATCAAGGGGGGGGGGTAGCTGGAAAGGTGGGGGTTGATCGCTCTGGAATGGATCTTTACCGATGCAATCTCGGCCATGAATTCCACCAAGGGCCATTCGCATTCCGATTGGAGATATGCCGCATACCTTGCGGCAGAGTGGCTTTTGGCGGGGAGCAAGCTTGGAGGGTAATCACCCTGGCCCTTGTAGGTCACAGCATACCGCGTAGGGACGTGGAGATTTTTGAGGATGTAATCTAGCAAGGCCGACCGCCCCTCATCAGTCACGCTGAAATAGGTCGAGCCATAAGTTTTTTTGCCGCCGGTCCAATGCGGGGATGCGCGCATACGCTCTGCAATCTCGGTGTCGTCGCCAGTGCAAAAGTAGTTACGGTACGTCTCGCCCATGATCTCGTCCGGCCACGGGCAACCCAGCGCATGATGGATTTCCTGAAAGTGGCGGTCATCAATTCGGGTGTTGAATTTTCGCATGGTGGCTAGGTCCATCAAAGGGGTGCGGTTTGGGACTTGGACGGGGGAAGGATCTGAACCCCTGCAAATGCGCGAGCGTCGAACACTGCGGACCTGACGTTGAACACGCCCGGCTCTTTGGGGTCCGAGTAGATCGCGGCGATGCCGTAGAGGAACTTTTGCACCTCAGTATCCGTCATGTCGCATGGGCCGAGATAGACGCGCTCGCCGTTGTGCATGTAGCCGTGGAATTCGCGCTTGATTGCTTTTGCCATTGGGGTCTCCGGTGCGTTTCGGGGTTGGGGTGCGTTTTTGGGTTGGGGTTAGGTGGACCTAGACGCAAAGAGCATGATGCGCTCTTCGACGTGCGGGACAGTGCCCTCGTTGAACATCTGGACCGCCTTCTTCGGGTCATGTTCCATAGCGACCAGGAGCAGTGTTGCGATGGTATGGTCTAGGGTGATCAATACCTGCGCCCGATCCTTCACCGGGTCGCGCCCGTCTAGGATCAGTTTCGCAGCCCCAAGGGCGAGCTGACTGTCGCGGGATGCCTGTTTCATCCAAGGGCCGCCCGAACCATGCAGTCCTTCGCTTCAAGTAGCTTGCGCAGGCCAGCACTCTTTTCAGGGCATTCCGGCAGTTGGTCGTTCATATGCACAGCCATGTCGCCAAAGGGCTTACTGACCTTTTGCAGGCGCTCCGGCAGGTGGGAGTATTCAAAATATTTCATGATTGGATTTGGCATGTTCATCTCCATCAAAGGGGTGCGTTTCGGGGTTGGGGTTAGTGGGTTTTGCCGCCGATGGTGACGGTCTGTGCAATGGACGCACTGCCTTTGGCGCTGGCGATGGCCCTAGGGAGTTGCTTCGCCATAGCGGATTGCATGGCCTTTCGGTGTGCCTTCGGGACGGACGCAAGCATGTGGCCCTGCGCGGCGACCAGGGCGCCCGCCACGGCGTTCATCATCGGTGCTTCGAATTGGGTGGCGGTGTCTGTGATCGCCTTGTTGATGGCGTCGGTGATGATCTGCGTCTGACGCGATTGCTCACGGCGATATGCTTCCTTGGCGCTCATAGGGATCTCCATCAAAGGGGTGCGGTGTTGGGTTGGGTTCTGCTTAGAGATTATTTTTTGGGCGGTGGCGGTGATTTGGGTGAGGCCGCTAGAACTTGTGGCTGACCTGCCAGTCTGGTTTCGGGGTGCGCTCGCCATGGGCCGCAGCGCCCGCAGGTGCATTCGAGCCGCCAGCGCATTTGAAACAGTCCGCGGCGCTCCCAATACATTACGCCGCCGCACTCGCAGTCTTTGTTCATGGTTACTCTGGGCGGTGGTGGCACGGGCTGTTTCCTCTGGGCGGGGTTAGGTGGACGCTGGCAGGGCGGCGACGATTTCCTGCTCGATCAAGTCGGAGTGCGACCAGCGGTGCCCATCATCGTCGGTGCCCGTCATGTTCAGTTCGCGGATATTTTCGAGCGCCTGCTTCATCGCTGTCGCGCTGTCCAGAAGCGGCTGGAACATGATGCACATTGCCTCGAATTGCTGGTCTTGGGACAGCCCATTCCAGAGCGCATCGGCCTCGGCCATGTCGATGACAAGCTTGCCATCCTTCATGCCCGTATTCATCGGCCGCTTGAGTGGCATCGGCTTTTCCTTTCGGGGTTAGTTGGATTGTTTGGAAAGGCGGCATCCACCGCTGCTGGCCATGTAGTCACCGCCAGCGTCTATGCACTTCATCCGCCAGGCAAAGCTGTTGGCGGTCCAGATGCTGATGAATGCCACCAGGGCAATTGCGCCGAACCACGCGAGTGCCGGCCACATGTACTTGTCGATCAATTCTTGGGGCATTGGTCCCTCCGGGGTTAGGTGGAATGGTCTGCAACAAATGCGGAGCGCGCCATTTCGATCTTGACATCCTCGGGACTTTTCCAGCTTTCGACATCAGCCTGTGATCTGTCGTCGAGCACGTCGCGCCGTTGCACCCGATACTCACAACCGGATCCCGTCTTGCGAACGTCGCTGACCGTGGTCTGCCGGTAGTAGCCGGTGTCTTCCCACTCGATGTCTTCTGCATCAACGCCAAGCGGCAGGAGCGGGTTGTCCACGCCAATGGCGCCCTGTTCAAAGACGCAGTGCGAGATCCAGTCGTCGATCTGCTCATCGGTTGCTGTGGCGGGCAAAACCAAGGTTGCCTTAACTTCAATTACGCGGCCTCTGGGGATTGTGTCGCTCATCAGGCTCTCTCCATTTATGGGGTGCGTCTGGGGCAGATTTTGGCAGTAAGGGTTTTCGTTTCGGCCTGTGGTATGGGCGCTGTATGTCGATCACCACATGGCACATCTCTGGCCCTGCAATGACCTGAACGACCCCTTGAGAGACATAGCTGGACACTTCCGGCCGAAGTTTCCGACCGCATACGACCAAACCTATGGGCAGGTCTCGGACCACTTCTTTCAAATATGCGTCGGCCATTGTTCTCTCCGTCAAAGGGGTGTGGTTTCTGGGTGGGGCAGGGGCGGTGCGTTAGGCTTCCGGGCCTGTCTTCTCGACCGGGTAGTCGTTCTCGATCAGGCTGCGGTGAATGGCGGTGAAGGGCCAATCGCTGCCATTCACCTCAGCGCGCTTGCGGAGTTGTTCGGCCTGGTGGCGGCTTCCGAGCCACGCATATTCAATGGACCGCGTTAGGGTTTCCCCGGACATGTGCAGCAACTCCCCGGTTGCGGCGTTACGCAGTCGAACTTTGTCCTTGGCGTGGAGATTTTCGAAGGCTCTGTTGCGGCTCTCGCTGTATGAGGTGATCATAATCGGCCCCCTCAGATCAAAGTGCGGCGTCGATGGCGGTGATGATGATCCCGGTCAGCCCGACCAAAAAAAGTAGAGGGCCAAGGATCGTGCGCTCATACTCGCAGGCACGGATTTCAGCGGCGATTTTGAAGGCGCCAATGAATGTAAGAAGGGCGAACAGTACAAATTCCATAGGGATCTCCGGCAGTCGCTACGTGGTGAAATCGGCGGGGTAGGGTGAGGCGCGGCGGTGGGTCCGTGAGTGGTCGTGCCGCGCCTCGATCGCAGCGCTGTGGCTGCGGGGCAGGGGTCATTCAGCCGCAATTGCGACTGGCAAGTTCCTGCAAACACTGTTGGCGATGTTGGTGAGGGACTGCCGTCCGGTGTCGGTTGTCTGCCGGTACGCGCGGATCAAGTTGATCTCATCGGCGGTGAACTCATGCGCCCCATCAGCGCTATCCTCGGGAAAGAAGCTGAGGACGGAAGCGCCCAGAACCCTTGCGATCTCATCCAACCGGGAAGCGCTAACGCGGTTTGCCGCCGTCTCATATTTCTGGATCTGCTGAAACTTGACGCCTACAGCTTCGCCAAGTTGCGCTTGGGTCATTTCAGCCAGCCAGCGCAATTTCCGAATTTGCTTTCCTACATGAATATCAACGGGATGTGCCATTCAGTCGCTCCAATTTTCTGGGGCGCTCAAAGCCTAACCTATAAGAGTATAGGAGGTTGCGCCTAACCTGATAGGAGCATTATCATACTTAAATATGATATCAAGTCATAAATCATAATTAATTACGCAGATCGCGCCATCGGCCTGTATCCGCGTTGGACCCATCTGAGAGACCGAGAATCCTAAGTTATTAAGAATACGAATAAAAACGGGACGCATTAGGCCCAGCATTCTATTGCCCCCGTTTGCGCGAATATGTTCACTGGCCGATTGAACAAGCCCTGACAGAACCAGGTTCCGTTGCTCTTTCGGAATGCTACTACAGATCGCGAGGCGAGATGCTTCCCATGATCCGGGATCTGTAATCTCAGCTTCTAGCAGGTCAGCGGGCATACCAGGGAGGCGACCGCGATGGGCGTCCAAAATCATATAGGTTGATCCGAAGAGGTGATGTGAGCAAGGCAGCAGTCGAATAGTGCCAATCGCGCATCCGTCTTTGGTTGCCACGATGTGATGCGCAAAAAGTGTGTCGTATTGATCTGATTCAAGGTCTCCCAGTGTCACCAGAGGCCACTTGAATTGATCAACCAGAACGCGCTTCCGCAGAGCGAGGCTTTGATGATAGAGGTCAACATCAAAATCAGCTCTCCCAATACAGGTGGTTCGGTAGTCGATATCCAAGGGAACGTTCATGATAGAGCTTTCTAATGCGCGCGAATATCATACATTAGTATGATTATCAGCAGTCGCATATCAACCCTGCCCATTTGTCAGCGCTGTAGATCTGGGCCGCTACCGAAAAGCTGGTGACGCCTAGCGCATTGCAGATTGCCCGCTTGCGCTGAGCTATCGCAGATGGACTGACGCCCAGCTCAAACGAAATCTCAGCGTCTTTCCATCCCATTTCGACAAGTTCCAGCAGGTCTACCTGTTTGTCGGATAAGGACTGCAAGCGATCCATGAGCACTCTACGATGCAGGCTTTTACATGCCTGTACGGCTTCAGAAAGATTCCGGTTTGAGAGTTCGGGGTTTACGCCACCAAGTACCATTGTGCTTCCTCCGATATAGTCTGTGATCATGATGTTGCTGTCAGCGCCGTATTCTGCAGCAGCTTCGAATAGTGGCGATTGCATTTCTTCGCGTGTCAGCGCTGCCGCTGCTGAACGTCGCCGGTTGCGGGCCGCAAAGCGGAATACCGGATCCAACTTATCAAAGCCGTTGGCAAAGTAAGTATCGATCCACTCGGTGGCGAATGTGCTGGTCACACAGTCTTTCGTAGCGCCTTGAGTAGAAATTGTGTGGCCATAGCTGGAAAATAGGTTGGATAATCTCGCCATGATTGTATATTCCCCGAAATGGTTACATAATCATAATTACTTATGAAAATACAATCAGAAAGTCAATGATGGCGCAGCACCATAGTCAGCCGGTTGAAGATCTCGCGGAGACCGTAGGCAAACTGAGCAATGCTGAGGCTTTAGCAGCCTTGGAAATCGTCTATAGAATTCGGAGGTATGACACCGAAGGCGATCTAGCTTCGCAGTCCACATTCAAGCAAGGGCCAGAGCGCGGGCAGTAGAGCTTATTCAATTTCGGATTAGGCCAATAGCTGCAGTATCCCTGCAGCTATTATTCTTGGGTGAACCGATTCTGTAGTTCGCGGTTTAGGATAATCGCATCTTCCGGGGACAGGTTGTCGATGATCCGGCGCAGTGCGATTTTCGGGTCAGACAAGGGGTTGTCCGTGTCCAAATCTGCCTCATCAGCAAGATTGAAATACTCCAAAATCAGCGCAAGAGTGCGCTGATTGACGCCGCGAGGGGTCTTTGAGTTCAAGAACTTCGTAAGCGTGTTCGGGGACATGTCCATTTCAAGCGCAACTTGAGTAGGATTCACGTCGTGCGCTGCGCATAGTATCTTGATGTTTCGCCTACGGCGTTCCCAATCGATCATTTGTTGGCTCCTTCTCATATTTTCACAACAAATTATGACCAAGGCGGAACCTGCAAAAAAGTATAGACCTCCCCATTAATGGCGATTGAAATCATACTTTTGTATGATATTCATACCGAATGCCAAAGGAGGGCGCTCATGGACTATTGTAAAGAGCTGCTGCTCCCCACTAGGGAGCAATATGTAACTTGGGCGCAGCAGTGTTTTGCAGCATTGAATGCGCGTCCGTCTAACTTCCTGTTGGATGATCGCCAAAGTTCTAAGAACCGTACATCGGTCCTTTTGAATTCGAAATCTCGGCTTAACATGATCTTGGCGCGGGAGCTTCAGCTGGAGATCATCGAAGCTGCAAAGGGGCAGGGCGTACCGATCCCTTCTCTTTGGGCGCACGCTGTTTCTGACCGTTCCGCCGAAGAATGACCCTCCCCGACATCTCGAACACCGCAGGCGATGAGGCCAGTCATCCTCTTCCAGACGCTGAAAGGGGGCAGGCGCGCCTGCAGGTGGCCCCCAATCACTCCCTCGTTAACCTTGGGCGCGCTGATCCTCCGGCGCGCCCCTTTTTGCTGGGGTAGGGCATGAACATCAGACTTGAGCGGATCGCCTATCAGATCCACTGGTTGATCCAGACCACGGGCGGCGACTGCACCCTTAGCGAAATGTCAGGGTTTACGGGTGCGAGCGTTGCAACATGCCGAAACATCACGCGGGCGCGTGCTTGGACGGGCATGTATCGCAAGACGGCCAAGAGTAATTCTGCCAGTCGGGGCCGTGCTGGTGATTTTGTCTCGCCGGTTGATGATAGCCTCGCGACCCTAGATCTGTTGGTGCGCTCATGACATCGGCATGGGTTGCAAAGGAAGTGATCGGCGACTGCATCCTGTATGAGGGCGATATGCGCGCGGTTCTCCCCGAGTTGGAAGAGAAGGCCGATTTATGCGCGACCGATCCGCCCTATCGGCTGACGTCGGGTGGTCGCGGCAAAACCATGGGCGGCAAGTTTCACCCGGATCGATACGACAACAAGGGCGACCTGATGCAGGTGCTGCCCTGGGCAAAGATGCCGGCGCCGATTTTCGCTGCGCTGAAAGAGGATGCCGACGCCTATGTGATGACCAATTCGAAGCACGTCGCGCGGTCGCAGATCGCGTTTGAGGCGGGCGGGTTCAAGCACCATGAGATTTTGACTTGGGACAAGGGGGCCGTCACCCGCCAGCCGTTCTATCTGCGCTGTCAGGAATTCACGCACTACCTGTGGAAGGGCAGGGCGCGGCATATCGCCGATGGCGGAGCCAAGACGCGCTTTGCCTGCGCTGCCCCGAAAAACCACTGGCATCCGACCGCTAAGCCGACCTCGCTCATGGCGCTGTATGTGCTGCAATCAAGCGATCTGGGCGATCTGGTGCTTGATCCCTTTGCGGGTAGTGCTGCCACGCTGATCGCCGCTGCGGCGTTTGGCCGGCGCGCGATCGGGGTGGAGCTGGAACCGCGGTTCTTTGACCGCGCGTGCGAGGCCGTCCATGCGGCCTATGCGGATGGGTTCGCCCAGGTGCGCGCCGCGTGGGATCGGGACCGGCTGGCCAATAACATCCGGGGGCTGGCCCATGCCGCATGATCCCAAGGTTGAATTCTGCCTGCATGCCTATGTCGTCGCCAATCGCGCGCGCTGTGGGCAGGCCGTGCAGGGCGATATGTGGCGGCTGGCAACGCTGGCGCTGGAGCTGGACGCCGGTGACCGCATCAGCGGGATCCTGAAGGCTGCAACCATCACCTTCCTCAAGACCGTGCGCGTCAATCGCACAAAGGCGGGCGAGGATCTTGCCGAAGCGGTCCAGACCTATGCGGATCAGCTGGGCGGTGAGCTGCCGACATACGACTGGCAAAACAGGGCGGATCTGCAATGAGCAAAAACCCCATGATTGCGCAGCGGGCCTTGGTCCACGTCTGCACCCGGTTGTCGATGTCTGTGGTGCCCAATAGCGATGATGATCTGATGTTGCAGCGGTTGGGTGAGATTCTGGCCGATTGCTACGCCTGTTCTGCGCAGGTGCTGCCCCTGCGCAATGCGGCAGAACGCCTGGTGCTGGCCAAGAATGCGCGCTCCCGGTCCCTCGCTGAGCTGGCGCTGTCGATCGAGGTGAAAAAGTATCACGGGCTTGCAGCAAACACGCTGATCGATGAGTGGCTGAAGGGCAGGGGGCGCGCATGAGCTTTCCCGATGATCCCCGTATTGATCAGGCCAAACAGCTATCAGTGCGCGAGGTGCTTGAGCGCCTGAATGTGTTTGACCTGAAAGAAAACCGCCGCCGGGATGAGATGTTTGGCCCGTGCATTGCCTGCGGTGACGCTGGCCACAACCCAAAGAGCGGCCCGCCGGATCGGTTTAATATCAATCTGGTTTCCGGTGCATTCTTCTGCCGCAAATGCGGGCTGGTGGGCGGCGATGTCATTCATCTGGTCCAGCAGAAAGAGGGTATATCCTTCAAGGATGCGCTGTCCTGGCTCTGCGGTGATCAGGTCGACATCGACCAAGCGGAACGCCAGCGATTGCGCGATGAGGCAGAGCGCAAAGCCCGCGCGCAGGCCAAGCGCCAGAACACCTATCGGCAACGCAAGATCAATGCCGCTCGTTACATGTGGCAGGACGCAGGGAGCCATGATCGGGCGATGGTGGGTCGCTATTTCGAAGCGCGCGGCCTGCCGTCTGATGTGAGCGCGTTGCCGGTTCGTTTCCTGCCAGATCACCCCTATGAGATCTGGCGCAAAGAAGGGGTCAAAGGCGATCAGAAATGGGTCCGTCATGTGCCGCATAGCGGTCCCTGCATGATCTGTCCGATCGTTGACTGGTCCACGAATAGCGTCATGGCCGTGCATCAGACGTGGATCGATCCGCAGCCCCCACATGACAAGGCGGTGATCATTTTCGAAGGCGAACAGGTCAATTCAAAATTGGTTCTGGGTAGCATGAAAGGCAATTTCATCCCCCTTATTACGCCGCAGGGTGCCGACACCATGATTTGCGCAGAAGGTGTCGAGACGCTGCTCTCTGCTTGGCTGGCGCGGCCCGATCGGTATCGGTCTGCTGCTGCCTGGGCCGGTGTCAGCCTTGGCAATATGGCGGGCAAGATGGAACGCAGCAGCAAGCGCGGCGTCCCGTCCGGCATTCCGAAACTGGACATTGACGAACCGGCGTGGGTTCCGCCGCCCTGGGTAAAGCGCCTGATCTTTGTCCAGGATGGTGACAGCGACCCGGAGGCGACCCGTGCGCTGTTGATGAGTGGGCTGCGTCGTGCGCGCCATGTGTACCCCAAGATTGAAATCAGCATCGTCAGCGCCCCGCCGGGGTTGGACATGAACGACGTGCTGAGGGCTAAGAAAAAGAAGAACAGGACAGATACCGATGACTGATGATTTGGGTGGTATTCGGGCGCTATGGGATCAGGAAGAGCGGATCGAGGCTGGCGGGGGTGCTGCCGGTCCGGAGCCTGTTGCGTCGGATGAAAGCGACTGCGGCGATGATCGGTTTCCCCCGCCTGCTGATCAGGATCCCCGCACCCCGGACCCGTCACCGCCGGAAATGAACGGGGCACTTCTGCCCCTGAATGACACCGGAAACGGCCAGCGTTTCGCGCTCTATTGTGGCGACGATGCTATCTATGTTCCGCGTGTCGGCTGGCACGTCTGGGACGGCAAGCGCTGGAAGCTGGATCCGGACAATATCGCAGTGCGGCGACATGCCCAGAACATTCACGAACAGATTGAGAAAGAGATTCCTTATCTGCAGCTCAATTCTGCTGAGCAACGGCGGGTTGATAAGCTGGATTCCGTGCGCCTTGAACTGCGCGAGTTTGATCGCATCCATGCCGAGTTGTCGGACGAAGAGCGGCTGAAAAAACGGCAGGAACTGACCTCTGAAAAGGACAAGCTGAACAGCGAACTTTGGGGCAAGGGATCGACGCGGCAAAGGCACAAGACATTTGCCCGATCGGCAGGCAACAGCAATTCCATCAAGAATATGCTGGGGGAAGCTGTCACCACGTTGCACCGCGACGTTGAAGATCTCGACGCCGATGCTCTGACCGTCAACACTGAGACGGGAATCCTACGTTTCAGTGTGCTGGACATGCGCGATGAGGGAGGCGGTAAACAGGCCAGTGTCACCCTGCTACCCCATGATAGATCCGTAACGATCGAGGGGCGCAACCGCCCCCAGTACATCACCAAGATGATGCCGGCCGAGTATGATCCTGATGCCAAATGCCCCAGGTTTGAGGCGTTTCTCGCGCGGGTGCAGCCCGATCAGGATATGCGTCTGTTTCTGCAGCGCTGGTTCGGGCTGTCGATGACGGCGATGCCCATTCAGAAATTCCTCTACTGCTACGGCATGGGGGCTAACGGCAAGTCACTGCTGGCCAATCTCATGCGCCGCATGATGGGTGACTATGCGACCATGGTGCGGATCGAAAGTTTGACCGGGAAGAACCGCAAGTCAGGATCCGACGCTACTCCGGACCTCATGCGGTTGATTGGCGCGCGAGCCGCAATCACCAACGAACCCGAAGAGGGTGAGCGGCTGCAGGAACAGAAGGTCAAAGAGATGACCGGCGGCGATGAGATGCTGGTACGCAACCTGCATTCGGATTTTGTGGCCTTCACGCCTTATTTCAAGCTGACCTTTACCGGGAACCACAAGCTGGAAATCCGGGGCACTGATGACGGCATTTGGCGGCGCCCGTTGCTATGTCCTTTTGACATCCAGATCCCGGAAACTGAGCGCGATGAAAAGCTTGGTGACAAGCTGTTTGATCAGGAAAGATCTGGCATCCTGAACTGGATGATCGATGGATTGCTGGACTATCTGGAAAGCGGTCTGCAAGAGCCTTCGCAGGTCTCGGATGCAACAGAGCAATACCGCAAGGATAGCGATCCCATTGGCGACTTCCTTGCGACCGCCTGCGATATGACCGGTGGATCTGACTTTCTGTCTGCGCGGGTTCTGGTTGATGCCTGCTATCTGTATCTGTTGGAGAACACCTCGCACGCGTGGCAGCCGGGAAACCTGCAGAGGAAACTCAAAGAGCGGAACGGCAAATATAGGCACCCGGCTACAGGCAAGACCTTTACGCGCCACAAGCGGAACGGCACTTGGGGATACACGGGCGTCCGACTGACCGCTGAGTTCCAAGAGAAGCTGAAGCATGCGCCCAGAGACCAGAAGGGCCTGCCTCAACTCCGCAATGATGAACCCGCAGACGCGCAACCAACCGTGGACGATTTCCCGGAATGATGGTAGCGGCAGAATATCCGCTTTGTCAGCGCCCCCGCACCCCGCACCCCTTTGCTCATCTTCGAAGAGTTTTGGGGCAGGTCTCGGAGTTCTGCCCCAAAACGGGGCAGGTTTGGCCGGTGGCGACCCGTGATTTTCCTGTTTCAAAACAGGGCCATATACTCCGGTTGGGGCAGGCGGGGCGCTCGGGGCGCAAATTTCTGGGTTACGTGTGTGCGCGTAAAGTCCGGGGTCTGGGGATTGGTTGCTTTACGTGTAGGGTGATCTTTTGCGCCCTATCTGCCCCGCGTGCCCCGCCCTGCCTTTTTCTCATTCGTTTACATAGGGTTGCTGGGTTACGTTTCTCTACTGGGTTCTGCCCCGGTTTGATGTGTTCTGCCCCGTCTGCCCCGTTCATTCATACAACAATCAACATCTCGTATTCTCGTTTGAGAATTCAACAAAATATAGAAAACGGTGTGAACAGATGACAGTTCAGGACAAGAGCTTTCCGACAGGCACGGGCCGAAAGGTTGGAAAACAAGACATCGATGTCTGGGGTTTGATCTGTTGGGCGTTCCAGCGGGAATGCGTTTCTCTTGATCGGCAAGAGGAAGCGACGGGCGTTGAAAGCCGGATCAACGTGGACCCGATTTATCAAATGGTCGAGATCGCGCGGTTAGGTTGCCGGGTGCAGGGCGGTGGCCGGTCATCGGCGCACCATGACGCTGAGATCGTCGCGGGCACGCTGGCCGTGCTGCCGGAGTATTGCGGCGGTTGGGCCATGGCGACCACCATCGCCGAGCTGGCGCGCGCGGGGCGGGTGCCAGAGTGGGACATCACACCCGGTGTCTACCCAGTTGACACTTTCACCAACCGATGGGGCACATACGCAAGAACTGAAGATGCAAAAGATCTGGGTGCAGAGGGATGGCCTCACCAGCCCGAAACGAACCGAAAGGGGAGGGCGGTCTATCGTCCGGTGCTTTACTGTCCGGTGGTGATTCGGCCTACTGCTGGTCAAATCGGGCGCGCCCGCCGCCTCTATCTCAACTGGTATGGCGCGCTATTGGAGATCAGGATGGCCTTACAAACAACGCATCTGACGGCCTTTAAGGTCACCGATCGCATGCCGCCGCGCGCACCGTGGAAAGAAAGCGGCTTGACGAAATCCTAGCCCCATTGACATATTGCCGTCACCACATGTGCGCCCGAAGCGGAGATCCCGCCTCGGGCGCTTTGCGTTTCTGGAGGTGTCGATGTCCGGGCTTGATCTGAGTTTGCACATGGACACTAGCGATTTCATCAAGGGTGCTGACGAAATCCAGCGCAAGCAATTGCCGATGGCAACGGCGTGGGCCTTGAATGACACGGCACAGGACGTGTTGGAGCATATTCAGCACCGGATGGAAGTCGTCTTTGATGAGCCGACGCGGTTCACAAAGAACGCGTTCCATGTGTGGCGGGCCAAGAAATCCAACTTGGTCGCCAAGGTGCAAGAGCGGCCATCGGTAGGCAGTAAGCACTATCTGAAGGTGCAGGAACGCGGCGGGCGCAGGCCAAAGACTGGTCTGGAGCGGATGCTTTCATCCTCGCTGGCCTATGACGGGATCTTGGCCGCAATCGCCCCGGCGGCTGGTGCCAAGCGCAACCGCTTCGGCAACTGGGCACCGGGCCAGCGCAATCAAGCGATCTCGGCCATCAAGGGGTGGAGCGAAACCGGGTACAAGGCCAACGCCACCAAAGGCAGCGCGGCCCGCAACCGATCGCGCGCCGCGTATTTCGTTCCGCAAAAGAGTTCGAATCTGACGCCCGGTATTTACAAGCGCACGGGTAGGGGGAAGCGGGAAAAAATTGTGAAGATCGCCCACTTTCTGGACAGCCTGCCGAGCTATTCGGAACGGCTTGGCTTCCATGATGGTGCTGAGCAGGTGTTTGAAAGCCAGTTCCCGATGCACTTCAGGCGCGCATTCAAAAAAGCGATGTCCACCCGTCGATAGGCCCTTGGGTCCTTCCTGGGGATTGGCTGCACGCGGGTAATTCGCACCCCGATCCATTCAAGTGTTTGTTGTTTTTCAATGCTTTGGGTTGTGGTTCTTGTTGATGTTTGAGCGGAGGACGTTGGCATGATGATCCGGCCCAACATGGCTCTGACCTATTCAGATGCCCGACGCATCCACGCGCGCAAAGGCATTTGGATGGTCGAGTATCTGCGGGCACGGCGATCCCGCGACCGATTGATCTCTTTCGTTCGGCGGCAGCATTTCAAGTCCAGACCGGAGAGAAAGCGATGAAGCTACACAAATCCCCTGAGCCTTTGGCCTTCGGAGTGGGTGTCAGCAAAACACTCGGCGGCTTCTGGGTGCAGATCGGCCCTTGGCTGATTGTTGTCTGAGCAAGTGAGAAAGATAGACCGATGACGGAATTGATCACGTTGGACAGTGGGGAGGTGATTGATCTTTCACGCTACCCGTTGCCCAGCGGGATTGAGGATGAGGTTTACAACATCCAGCTGATGGCCAAGGCCATGAACACCAGTACGGTAACGGTCAACAAGTGGATCGATGCCGGGATGCCGGTCGAGAACCCCGGCGGAAATGGTCGCTCCTACGAGCTGCGGTTTTCTCATTGCTACGCCTGGCGCAAATGGCGCGAGGGCAAAGATAAGGCGGCTGCGCAGGCAAAAGCCAGCAGTGCAGCACAAAAGGCCATGCTGTTTGTCGGTGAAGATGATGAGGCCGCAGCTGATAACACGCTCTCGGCAAAAGAGGTGCGTGAATGGTCAGAGGCCGTGATCCTGCGCGACAAAGCAGCGTTGCAGCGCGGGGATCTGGTCAAGCGCGGTGATGTTCAGGACATCATGGAAAAGCTTCTGGGCACGGTTCGGCGAACCATCACAAATATGCCGGACTGGCTGGAACAGGAATTCAGTCTCAGTCCTCGCCAAGCGGACAAAGCCCAGACCTATGCCGATGGCCTGCTGGATGAATTGCGGCTGCAATTGGAACGGCAGGGATATCAGACCGCCGACGTCATTGACTTTGGAGACCGCGACACCCTCGCGGAATAAGCCATGCTGGAAAATCGAGATCATGCGCTGGGACAGATCATGGATCTGCCCCCACTGCCGCCGCATACCAAAGCGGGTGAAGTGCTGGCGGATTGCCTGCCGATCCTGGACGCTCCCAGCCGCATCACGCCGATCGAGTGTGCCCAGCAAAATGTTCGGGTGGAGGCGCGCGGGGTCTGGCAGAACTACGACCCTGACGTCACGCCCTACATGGTCGAGCCTGCCAACACGATCCAATCACGCCTCTACAAGGGCGGCGCGTTTGTCGGGCCATCGCAGTCCGGCAAGACCATGGCTTTGATCACCACGGCGCTGCATCCGGTCATCTGCGATCCGTCGCCGACGTTGGTGATGCACATGGATAGGCCCAGCCGGGACCGGTGGGTTGAGGAATCCCTGAACCCGGTCATTCACAACAGCCCGGAGGTTTATAAGAGGCTCGGCAAAGGGCGCGATGATGACACCTTCAGCCGCAAGCGTTTCCTGGGCATGCGGTTGATGCTTGGGTATCCGACGCCGCAGTGGCTGTCCTCGGCAAAGTACAAGCTGGTTGCTCTGACCGACTATGACCATTTCCCGCCTGAGCTTGGCGTCCGAAAGGACGCGCCGGAGGGTTCGTCTTTCGACATGGCGAAACAGCGGGTTAAAACGTTCCTCAGTCGCGGATTTGTTTTCGCGGAAAGCACCCCGGCGTGGCCCGTTACAGATGAAGATTGGGAGGCTGCTGAGCAGCACCCGCATGAGCTGCCGCCGGTCAAACATGGGATTGTGTTGCTCTATAATGAGGGCACACGCGGTCGATGGTATTGGGAATGCCGTGACTGCAAAGAGCTGTACGAACCTACCGTAGAGCGGTTGGAATATGACAAAACTCTACCGCCGATAGCGGCAGGCGAGACAGCTGTGATGGTTTGCCCGCATTGTGGTGGGTACGTCGGACCTCAGCACAAGACCGAATTGAACCGCGCCGCCTTGGCCGGTCGCGGCGGTTGGCTCCATGAGACCGAAGACGGTAGCGGCCTGGTGCCGTTGAATGACAGCCGCATTCGTGGATCTGAGATTGCATCCTGGGCATTGAACGGGGCAGCGGCGACCTTTGCCAAGTGGTCGGAGCTGATTTCACGGCGTCTGGTTGCAGAGAATGCCCTCGCGAGGCTCGGCGATGAGGTTGCCCTTGCCCGCTACTATTACACCGACGTGGGCGTCCCCTATCACAGAAAGGTCGACAAGAAAGAAGGTGAGCTGACTGTCCAGTTCCTGAAGGACAACCTGCGCGAGGCGGAGCGTGGCGTGGCCCCATCGTGGACCCGCTTTATCGTGATCACCGTTGACGTTCAGGGATCTTACTTCCCGGTGCAGATCACTGCATTTGGAGAAGAGGGGAAAGCGCAGGTTGTCGATCGGTTCGACCTGACGCAGCCGCCCGCAGACGCCCCCAACCGTGGCAGCGGCGATGAGATCCGCCGGTTGGAGCCTGCGCGATACTCCGAGGACTGGAAGGTCCTGGATGGGTTGGCGCAAAAGGTGGTGCCGATTGAGGGCGAGGATTACGGCCTGAAGCCAGTTCACTGCATCGTGGATTTCCACGGGGAACCCGGCGTCAGTGACAACGCAGAGAAATTCCTGAAGCGCCGCCGCAAGGAGGACGAAGGACATATCTGGCGCGTGTCGCGAGGTGAGGGCAAATTCAAGGTTCCATTCCGCATCAAGTATGCAGAGCCGGAACGGGGCAGCGGCGGTAAGGCCGCGCGCTCTATTCGCATCCTGACAATGGCCACAGACCGTCTCAAGGATACCTTGGCTGTCTCGCTGAAGCGCGCAACCGGGGGTGCGGGGCCGTTCCTGTTGCCAAGCTGGATGTGTGAAAACACCGCACTCTTACAAGAGTTTGTCGCGGAACAGCGCACCTCGGACGGTTGGGAAAAGAAGCCCGGCCAAGTCCGAAACGAGGCGATCGACCTTTCCGTCCAAGCGCGCGCCGGTGCGGAACACAAGGGCCTGTTGCGTATCGACTGGGCAGCACCGCCGGAGTGGGCGCTAGGCGGTATTCAAAACGAATTCGCGGTCGCGCTGTCCGTCGATGAGGGCGAGGCCGCAGAGCCTGCGCGCGAGAAAGAACCACCCGCGCAGCAATTCGTCAGTTTTCTAAGGAGATGATGGGCATGTACTCGCAAGATCAATTGCAGAAACTGAAGGATGCCTATGCCAGGGGTGTCCTGTCCGTGGAGTTGGCGGGCGAAAAAGTCACCTTCACCAGCGGCTCGGAAATGCGCCGGCGCATCCGAGATATTGAGGGCACCATCTCTGGTGGCGGAAACGAGATGACCGTCTCCTACGCGACAACGGGACGGGGTTACTGATGCGCTGGCTTGATAAAGCGGTGCTGGCAATCAGCCCGGAACGGGGGTTGGCGCGTGTCAAGGCGCGGAGTGCGGCCCACACTCTGATGAACTATGACGCGGCATCAAAGGGGCGGCGCACATATGGGTGGAAATCACCGGGCACATCTGCCGACAGTGCAGCGCTTGGCAGCCGCTCCCGCCTGCGCAACCTAAGCCGGGATTTTATGCGAAACCGCGCCCTTGCGGTGCGTGGCCGGGATGTGACTTCCGGCAATGTCGTTGGCACCGGCATCCGCCCTTCCGTCCGCATGGAACAGGGGCAAGAAGACCGCGCAAGTGAGGCGATGGAAGTGATCCAAGATCACCTCCTGACGTCTGCAATCGACACGTATGGCGTCAGCGACATCCTCGGCCTTCAGACGCTGGTGATGAATACGGTTTTCACCGATGGCGAAATCCTTGTGCGCCGCCGCATGCGCAACACGATGTACGACCCGAATCTGACATTGCCGTTTCAGGTTCAGCTCATGGAGGTGGATCACCTTGATGAAAGCATAACCAGCAACGGCAATAACGATGTGATCGAAGGGATCGAGTACGGGCCTACCGGGAAGGCGGTCGCCTACCACCTTTTTGACCAGCATCCGGGTGAAGTCGGGTGGCGTCGTCGTCGCAAGATGACCAGCACGCGCGTTCCTGCGGAGCAAATCCTGCACATCCGCCGGATTGAGCGCCCAGGCCAGATGCGCGGCATTCCGTGGCTTGCGCCTGTCATGACCACCCTCGGTGAGATCAGTGACTATCAGGATTCGCAGATCCTCAAGCAGAAGATCGGATCTCTGCTGGCGTTTTTCGTTAAGTCCGGTGCTGACGGAAAGACATACGCCGGTGCGCAGCTCAGCAAGTTAGAACCTGGCGCAATTGTTGGTCTGGCAGAAGGGCAAGAGGTCACGGCCTCAGAGCCACCAAAGGTCGATGGCTATCAGGAGTTCATGAACCAGGCGATCCGAACAATCGCGATGGGGTTGGGCCTCAGCTATGAGAGCTTCGGGGATCTGCGCGGAGTCAACTTCAGCTCCGGCAAGATGGGGCGCATTGAAATGGACCGCTTTGTCGAGATCTGGCAGCGCGCGATCATCATCACGCAATTCTGCATGGGGGTCTCGCGTTGGACGCGGGACAGCTGGCGTCTGGTCGAAGCCTCCAAGAGCCTCGCGCCGGTTCCAAAGTCGATCGACTGGACCGCCCCGAAACGCCCGATGATCGACCCGGCAAAAGAAATCAAGGCTGCTGTCGATGAGATCAAAGCTGGATTGACAAGCCTGCAGCGAAAACAGCGCGAACTTGGATACGACCCCGACGTGATTGCGCGCGAACGGGAGGAAGATGCCAATCGCGGCGGAACCCCCACGGCTCCGGCCAACAGAAACCAGCGCCCCCCAGAGGACGAAACCATCGAAGAGGATGAGGAAGATGAACGGCAATGATTTGATCCTGAACGGTGAAATCGTTCTGGAAGGTTACATCCACGACCATGAGACCTGCGAATGGATGGGGCCTGGGTATTTCTCCAGCCGGATGGTGCGTGATGCGCTTTCGTCCTTCTCTGGCGACGTGACAGTGCGGGTCAACTCCAATGGCGGCGACCCCTTCGAAGGTGAGGCCGCGCGGGCCGCGTTCGAAGCCCATTCGGGCAAGGTCACTGTTCTGGTCAACGGCATGGCCGCGAGCGCGGCCTCTTTGCTGATCATGGGGGCTGACCAAATCGAAATGTCCGCCGGTTCGTTCATCATGATCCACGATCCGTCGGGTGGATGCTGGGGCACGGCAGAGGCGCACGAGGCAGAGGCGGAGCGGCTTCGCACCCTCGCCAGCACCTATGCCGATGTCTACGCGGCTCGATCGGGGCGGTCGAGCGATGAGGTCAAGGCGATGATGACTGCCGAGACCTACCTGAATGCAGCGAAGGCGGTGGAAACCGGCTTCGCTGATGCCGTTATCGGCAGTCCAAAATCAGACGTGCCAGAGGATGAGGCATTGGCAGCGGTGCAAACCGAAATGGCCCGCCACCATCGCCAGTATCTCATGGCCATGCAGCATTTTCGCGCATTGGGCGGCAAGCCCGGTGCGAAACCACAGGTCAGTATGACCGCTTCACAGGAGGCTCAAGAGATGCCGAAAGATACCAATCAGCAGACCCTAAATCCGACGCCCTCGGTCACGCCGCCTGAAGGTGCCGCGCCGGACACCACCATGACCAGCACGCCCGAAATTGAACAGGCTGTGCAGGCAGAGCGCCAGCGTCAGACCGCTATCCGCACGATGGCAGCACCGTTTCGCGACGCGGGCCAGCTGGCGCAGATGCAGATCGACACTGTCATTGATCAGGGCCTCACGGTGGAAGCCGCAGGGGCACGTTTCATGACCCTTATGGCGGCAACGCCTGATCGCGTTGTGCCGGCCGCACCGATTGGCGCCCGTCAGGATGAAGCCGAAACCCGCATGGAAGGCATGATCCAGGCGCTGATGTCCGACTATACCGGGCCGGGTGAGCAGTTCCGTGGGATGCGGGTGCGGGGGCTTGCGATGGAACTGGGCGGCGGCTCCAGCTTCGATACATTCGCGCAGGTCCAGCGTGGGATGCGCTCCACCACAATGATGGGCGGCGCGCATGGCGTTAGCGACTTTGCCTATATCACCACTGAAGTAATGAACCGCAGCCTGATCGCGGCCTATGAGCGGCGCACTGCAAACTGGCAGGTTCTGACCGGCACGCCGATGCAGGCCAGCGATTTCCGCGAGTTGCATGCGGCGCGCTTCGGCGGGGATTTCCAGCTTAAGAAAGTCCGCGAGAACGGCGAATATGAAGAGGCCACCCTTGCAGATGAGGCGGAGGGCCTGAAGGTCGAGCGCCGTGGCCGCACCATCAACCTGACTTTTGAAGCGGTCATGAATGATGACATGGGCGCGTTCAATCGCATTCCCACGGATTTTGCGATGGCCGCGCGGCTCATGGAGGCGTCCATGGTCTGGGCACTGCTGCGCTCCAATGCGGTGCTGAAATCTGACAAAACCGCGCTGTTCCATGACAAGCACAAGAATATTGCTCCTGCGGGTGCGATTGGTGCTGAGAGCGTCGGCAAAGCCCGCAAGCTGATGTGGGAACAGAAAGCCTTTGGTTCTGCGGATGGCGCTGAGGACTTCCTGATGATCGAGCCTGATCTTCTGATTGTTCCCCCGGCGCTGGAAACCGATGCGGGCAAATTCATCGCTGACGTGACCCCGGCAAAAATGGCTGATGCCAACCCCTGGCGCGCTACGCTGACGCCGGTTGTTGCACCGCATATCGGTTCCGTTGCTCAGGGTGGTTCCGACAAGAATTGGTATGTCGCATCGTCGGATCTCCCGCCGATTACTGTGGCCTATCTGGAAGGGCATCAAGCCCCAACGGTTCGCACCGTTGAAGGTATGAACCCTGACAAGGTGACGATGACAGCGCGTCACATCTTCGGTGCGGCTCCGTCAGAGTTCCGCGGCATCGTGAAGGTTCCCGGTCAGTAAGTCGGGCAGTTTTCCCAACATGAATTGATGTGACGAAAGGGCGGCAGGTGCCGCCCTTCGTCGTTTGCAACGCTGACAAAGGAAGGTTTGTCATGAAAAACTACGTAAAGCCCGGTGATCATCTCCCCGTCATTGCTCCGGCAGATGTGAAATCTGGGGGTCTCGTCAAGGTTGGCGCTCTGATCGGTATTGCCCAGCATGATGCCTTGGCTGGTGAAGAGGTCGAAATCGTCCGCAAGGGTTGTTTCACGCTGCCGAAAGTGTCGGCCCAGGCATGGGCGCAGGGTGCAAAGATCTACTGGATCACCGCCGACGCCAAATGCACAACCACTGCCGGTGGCAATACGCTGATTGGCGCAGCTGTTCTGGATGCGGCGAACCCGTCTGACAGCGGCTTGGTCCTTCTGGACGGCGTAATCCGCTGAAGCCAATGAGCCATTTTTTCGATGGCATGGCCGGATTGCTGAATGATCTGTTTGGTGATCCGGTTCTGATCACACGCGCAAACGGTGATGTTGGCACCATCCAGGGTGTCTTTCGTCGCGATCCAATCGAGGTGGCTGGCGATGATGGGTTTCCTGTCCTGGTCATGAGCCCAACCCTGAAGGTGCCTCAGACCACCCGCCTTGCGTTTGGCGACTTGGTAGAGCCGTCTATCGCACCCGGTGCGCGTTTTGTGGTCAAGAGCGGTGAGCCAAGTCCGTCACCGTCAGCAGATCGCATGGTGGTCTATGAGCTGGAGCTTGAGCCATGACAACAAAGATCGCTGAGACCCTTGCGACCGCGCGCGCAACGATAACAGCTGACCCGCGTTTTGCCGCGTTCCGCCAGTTTGGAATATGGGACAAGCGCATCAATGAGGAGTCCCTGCCCGCCTTCGGTGTCGGGGTGCCTCGCTGGACAGACGATGACAAAGTCGCCTTCACCAGCGGTGAGGCGGTGACCACGATTGTGATTGCGCTGAAGCGATCAGATGGGGACCTCGAAAGTCTGGCATTCGAAGATGCAGCGGCGATCAAGGCGCTGTTGTTGTCGGCCTTGGAAGATGAAGCACATGAGCTGAGCTTTCAGGAGGCGACCTATCAGGAGGACACCGCCGGGGAGAAACCTGTTTCCACTCTCTCGATGATGTTCTCTTTCACCTACTGGCCCGCAGTTCTGTAGGCCATCACATGCCCGCACAGGCGGGAAATCCGACATAGGAGAAAAATGATATGTCAAGCAGCGGAGCAATTCGCGGCAAGGGATCATCTGTACGCGTAGGCGTCGGCGATCCTGTCGCATGGACCAAATTGGCCGGGATCGAGTCTTTTGATTTTCCCGACCAATCCCGCCCGGAATTGGATGTGACACATCTGGACAGCCCAAACGATACCGAGGAGGCCATTCCAGGGATGCGCCCGGTGGCGGTTTGGACTGTCGATATGCACCACGTTGAGGGGAGCGCTACAGAAGTGTTGTTATCGGGGTTGGAAGACACCGGCGAGCCGATGCAGCTGGAATTGAAGACTGGCGGCGCTGCGGCCACCCCGAAAGTCTTTGCAGGCTACGTCAAAGGCTACACCCCGAAAGGGATTGGCCCCAAGGGTGTCCAGATGGCTGCCCTGAGTATCCTTATTCAAGCCAAGATCGAAGGGTGAAAGGGTATATGGCCGACTATACACGAGGTGAAGTGAGCGGGCGCGTGCGTGGTCGCGTCAGAACCCTGTGCCTTGATATGGCAGCACTTGAGCGGTTTGAAGCGTTACAGGGCCAAGAAGCTTTTTCTGCAATCGAAGAAATGCGCGGTGATGATGCCGGGTTTGCTACGCTGCGCCGACTGGTGCAGTCGGCAATGGCCAAGCACCACCCGGACGCCACACTGGCAGAGGCGCAAGCGTTCATTGCCAAGCATGCTGACAAAATCCGCGCAATGCTTCAGCGGGCACTACCGGAGCCTGAGACGGATGAGGACGTGGCGGAGACTGCGCCGGGAAAACCGGCCGGAGCGACGGGGTAGGGGTCTCTTCGCTCCGGCATGATTGGCTTGATGCCGGTCTTGATCCTGATCGGTTCTGGCAGATTACCCCGCGCCTTTATGTTGAAGAGATGCGTTCGGCGGCCCGCCGTCGAGCGCATCAGCAGGCCGCGCTGGCTGAGGCGATGTTTGCCGGTTCCCGAATGGACGGCAAAGACCTTCAGAAATACTGCGACGACCTGCGCGGTGAAGATCGAACACAGCCGCCCGAAGCTCTGCCCGGTGCAATTGATGCCGCTGCACGGGGTCACCCGGTGATGACCTGGAAAGAATTCCTAGCACAAAGGAACGCGTGAAATGTCTCTGGTGGGTCGTCTCAAAGCGACCCTCGGGCTTGATGCCCGTGGGTTCGATAAAGGTCTGAACAACAGCGAAAACCGGGTTCAGCGGTTTGTGAAATCGGTGGTCCGATTGGGCGCGGCGGCGGTTGCAGGCATCGCAGGCGTTGCCGTCTCCATCGGGCGCGCGGCAGATTCTCTGGTCGAGCTGGACAACCAGGCCAAGATCGCCGGTGAAAGCGTCGGCAAATTCAAAGTGCTTTCGATCGCGGCACAAGAGTTCGGGATCGGACAGGAAAAACTTGCCGACATTCTGAAGGATGTGAACGACAAGTTTGGTGACTATGCCGCCACAGGCGCGGGACCGCTTGCGGATTTCTTTGAGAACATCGCGCCAAAAGTCGGTGTTACGCTCAAGTCCTTCGAGGATCTGTCTTCGTCGGATGCCTTGCAGCTCTACGTTTCAAGCCTGGAAAAGGCTGGCGTCTCTCAGCAGCAGATGACGTTCTACATGGAAGCGCTGGCAAGCGATGCCACGGCTCTCTTGCCGGTGCTGAAGGATCAGGGCGCGGCCTTGCAATCTGTCTCTGCACGCGCTGAGGCATTGGGCCTGACGCTCAACCAAGACACGGTTGACGCCGCGCGCAATGCAAAGCGCGAATTTGGCATCGTCTCAGAAGTCCTGCGCACCCGGTTTCAGGCCGCGATGGCCGGGTTGATCCCGCTTCTGGTTTCTCTGGCCAACGCTCTTGCGCCAGTTGTTGCGGCTTTCTCCGCAGCGTTCTCCAAAATCGTTTCGATCGCTGGGGTGCTGGCCGTGGCGATCGGTACGCGGCTGGCCGTCGCCGTGGGGGTGAAATATGTTGCTTCGGTCATCTCGGCCACGCGGCAGGCAATCGCCTTGGAAGTGGCTCTGGGTGCTAAGTCGCGCGCAGCGGCGGTGGCTGGTGTGGCCATCAAGGGGCTGTCGCGGGCGCTGATTGCCCTGCGGAGCGCACTTGTCGCCACTGGCATCGGTGCCCTCGTGGTGGCCGCAGGGTTGCTGGTCGACCAATTCACGCATTTGGTTCAACGGTCTGGTGGTCTGGGAACAGCGCTGTCCCTTCTGTGGAATGTCGCGAAAGAGGTATTCGACCGGATCGGCCTTGCGGGCTTAGCGGCTGTGGACCGGCTGCGGGCTGGGTTCTTTGACCTTCAGGCCCGCTCTGTGCGGATCTGGGCGGGTATTATTCGAACCGTCACCAATGCCGCCGAGGCCATCGTTGATTCCGGTATTGGCGCTGCTGAAGCCTTCAAGACCGCCTTTCAGGGCATCCCTCATGCCCTTGGCGATTTCATGTTTCAGGCCGCAAACTCGGTCATTGATGGTGTCGAGGGGATGATTAATGCGGTGGTGAGCCGCATCAACAAGTTCATATCTGGTCTGAACAGCGCCCTTGCAAAACTGCCGTCATGGGCTGGCGGCGGGTCTCTGTCGGTCGGACTGGTGGGGGAGGTCAACCTCGGGGGTGTCGACAATCCGTTTGCCGGTAAGGCTGCGGGCATGGGTCAGGCGGCGCAGGATGCCTATGACGCGGCGCAGGGGACCAGCGACTTTGGCGGTCGGGCGGATCGTCTCGAAGCTCTTGCATCTGGCATCGACACCAGCGCGGCTGCTGCCCGCGCCGCAAGCGATGTTCTCCTTGATATGGCTACAGCGCCGTTGACCAGCATCGATGCGTTGCGCGAGGCGATGCAGGAAACCGAGGGGGATATTGACAGCACGTCGGAGGCCACGACCCGGCTACAGCAGGAGCTGGATAAGCTTGGTAACGGCGGCGGCGGTGGTGCTGGCAAGGGAAAGAGCGGCAAGTCCATCAAGGAAAAGCTCAGTGAGCCGTTCAAGTACCTAAAAGAAAAGGTCAAAGGATTTTCCGATTCACTTGCAGGCGCAATCGTTCAGGGCAAGAGCCTTGGCGATGCCATGCGGGGCGTATTCCAGCGGATGGCGCAGGATCTCATTGCCAGCGGCATTCAGCGGCTGATGATGAGCCTGTTCAGTTTCGGGGGCGGCGGCGGCAAGATCTTTGGATCGCTTCTGGGGTCGATCTTCAAAGTTCCCTCCTATGCGTCTGGCACCATGAACCACCCCGGAGGTATCGCGCAGGTCTTTGAGGAAGGTGGCGAGCTGATCAACCTGCCCAGTGGTGCGCGGGTTATCCCCCACGATCTCTCGCGCATGATGGTGACTGCTGCAGGCAAATCGGCGGGGGCCTCGGCGTCCTCTGATCTTTCCAAAGTGCAAACGCAAGAGGTGGTTGTCCGCCTGTCTCAATCCGCCATGCGGCTGAGCGATGACGGCAAGATCGTCGCGGAGATCGGTTTGCAGACGGATCAGAAGATTTCACGCGCGGCTGAAAATGCGGATCGCGCCTTGCCGCAGAAGGTCCAGCAGATCAACCAGAGACCAAGGGATCGCTACACATGAGCAATCAACCACCCCTCGCGCTGTCAGAGTTCTGGAACAAATTGCGCCTTCGGGCGATCACCTTTGATTTGCCCGATGATCAGACAGGGACAGGCACCGGTAGCGGCGAAGTTCTCAGGGCCAGCCGCCGCGACGTGCTATGGCAGGGCAAGGCGGCTGTAGCGCTCAATCGCCATGACGCGCAGGACGAAATTAAAGCGCTCATGGATGAGATCCGCCATGGCGGCGCACGTTTTCTGGTCAGCGACCCAAAACGCAGAGGGCCGCAGTCGGATAAGCTGGGCACCCTTCAGGGCAACAGTATCGCAACCGTGCATTCCTTCGACCTGGGGGATCGCCGCAAGTTGGTTCTGCGCGGTCTCCCGGCAGGATTTGAGCTGCGTCCCGGTGATCTGTTGTCGATCGAGTACGGCGCTGATCCCGTCCGGCATTTCCTGGCGCGTATCCAGCGCGGCGGGACTTTCGCAGGCAATACACCAAAGTGCGAGCTTCGGGTTTTGCCGTTCTTGCCGATTGGATTGGAGGTCGGGCAGGTCGTCACGCTGCGCAGTCCTGTCTGCAAAGCCTCTTACGTGCCCGATTCCTACACCCCTATCGAAAGACTGCCGGGATACGACGGTGGCTTTGAATTCAAGTGGAGGCAGACGTACCGATGAGCTGGCCAGTTTCTCAACGCAGAGACCAACACAACCGCGTCTTGATGTGGGTTGAGGCGAAAGAGCATCTGACCGGCGACCCAAAGCCGCTTGGCATCTGGGATGGCCGGGATCATCAGCAATTTGAGATCGATGGCGAGATCCGCGCATTCTTCGGCGCGGGCAGCATCCAGCAGCTCAAAGCCTTCACCTCTGAGGCTGGGTTGGTGATCCAGAACTATGGCCTGGATCTCGCGGCCTTTTCTCCGGAGGTGCGCGCATTGGTGCGTGCGCGAGATGTGCGCTTCGCGCGTGTTCAGATCTACGTGGTTGTCTTCGATCCGGAGACCGGCGCACAGCTTGGCCTGCACAGAGTGTTCAGTGGCGTCATTGATGGGGCACCTGAGGAAATCGGAGCGGTTGGCGGGGACGCGCTGGTGAAGCTTAATCTGGTCTCCAATGCCCGCTTGTTGACGCGCAAAGCGCCTGTCCTGAAATCGCAGGCTGCACAGTCAAAGCGCGACGATGACAAATTCTTTCAATACGCGGATGTGTCTGGATCTGTTCCGGTCTTTTGGGGCCGTGAACGTCACCGCAACTGACCTAAGACCGCTTACCAAAAATTGAGACTGGCATGACCCAAGTTATCAAGCGCCATCGCGAATGGCGTTCAAATCTTTGCGCGTACCTGGCGACTATCTGTCGTGATGGATTTCGGCCTGGAACCCATGATTGCGCCCTCTTCGCGGCTGGAGCTGTCAAGGCAATGACTGACGTGGATCTCGCGTCCGGCTATGTCGGCCAATACCGCAGTATCTCTGAAGGTATGGCTATCCTGCGGGCTGAAGGTGTCAGGGATCTTGCGTCTTTGGTGTTGCGGCACTTCGAAGAAATTCCACCTCTCAAGGCGGGTGCTGGTGATCTTGCCCTTGTCGTGGGGGCCGGTGGTGCGGATGCGCTTGGAGTTGTGCAGGGGCCTTCAATCTTTGTGCTGCAAAGCCACGGGCTGGGCCGCGTTTCCTTGGAAGAGGGTATGAGAGGGTTTCGGGTATGAAGCACCTTTTTCTAGCGGCGCTGATCTTATTTCTCGCGTCTTCCGGCCCTGCTGATGCGGCAGAAGTAATCATCGCCATCAAGGCTGTTGCGGCTTTCGTGGGTTCGCTAGGTGTTGTTGGCTCGGCGTTGCTGCAACTCGCGATCGGCTCGGCCATGAGCATGATTGCCAAGTCCAAAATGCGCAAAGCGCAGGGGCAAAACTCTGGCATTCAGACAGAGGTGACCCTGACCGGCGGCACCAATTCTGAGAGCTTTATTCTCGGCTATTACGGCACTGCCGGCACATGGGTTTGCCCGCCTCTTTCGCGCGGTGACCGCCTCAAGGTGCTGACCTATGTGATCGACCTGGCTGGCATGCCCGGACACTCGCTGGAAGATGTGTTTGTCAATGGCGAGAAACTGGAGCTGGACGGAAAAATCAAGCACGGCGAAACGGTCACCTCAAAACCGGACAGCTTTAAGGGGCTGGTGACCGTCACCTATTTTGACGGATCGCAAACCAAAGCCCCCGTCATGATGCAGCAAAACTACGGCACCGATCCCGATTTCCCGTGGACCGCTGAGATGGTCGGTCGTGGACGCTGTTATGTGATCGTTGAATTCACGCACGACGCTAAGGTCTTCTCGGGCCTCCCCCGCATGCGCTTCGGTCTGCGCGGCTTGCCGCTTCTTGACCCCCGCGTCGGCGAGGTGGTGCAGTCTGATAATCTCGCGCTATTGGCGTATTCCGTCCTTCGTGGATTTGAGTTTCCCGATGGCACCCGCTGGGGAGGTGAGGCAAGCCTTACAGACCTGCCGCTGTCGGTTTGGGCCGCTGCCATGAATGAGGCAGATCGTCCGATCGACACCAAAGATGAAGATGCGGAACCGCAGTTCCGTGGTGGCTTTGAGATCAAAATCGCAGAGACAGAACCCGCTGAGGTTCTGGAGCGGTTTATGGACGCCTGCACTGGCGATCTCTCTGAAGAGGGCGGCACATGGTACGTGCGCATGGGTGCGCCTCAGGTGCCATCAGCCTTCCTGACGGATGATGATCTGATTGTTGATGCGCCGATGTCTCTGACCCCGTTTGCGGGCTTGGCAGACAGCATGAACAGTCTGACGCTGAAGTACCCCAACCCGGCCATTGCGTGGGAAGTCAGTGAGGCGGAGCGTATCTTGCGCCCTGAGCTGGAGACACAGCACGAGGGGCGGCGGCTGTCAGAGGATCTTTCCTTGTCGGCCTGTCCCTTCCCGCTTCAGGTGCAGCGCGTGGGGAAAGCCTATATTGAGGATGCACAGCGCGATGTGCTGCACAGCTTCACACTCCCCCCGGATTTCGCGCATCTCCCGCCATTGTCGGTGGTTTCGTGGACCTCTGAGCACAACCAATATGACGGCAAGCATTTCTCGATCGAGAAAAAGGTAATCCACCCGCACGATCTGCTGGCCTCGGTTGAGGTGCGCGAGGTCGACCCGGCTGACCACAGTTGGTCAACCGATGATGAATTGCCAGTGCCGGACGGGGTGACCCAACTGACGCCGCCGGTGTTGTTCATTCTGAACGGCGTCCGCGTTGCCCCCGTCGATATCTTGGATAGTGACGGCAACCCGCGCCGGGCTGCAATCGAGGTCTCGCAGATCCCCATTGTCGAGGGGATCGAATGGCGGGTGTTCGACTTTGCGGGCACCCGTATTGCTGACGGCGTTGCCATGGATGTTGGCGACATCTTTCTGATCACTCAGGGCATCCTGCCAGGGCACACCTACTTTGTGAGTCTGCGGGTTGCTGATGAGGTCAATGTTGATTGGTCGGCCTGGTATGAGGTCAACACCAATGATGTTCGGCTCGGGCCGGACGATCTGTCAGAAGAGGTGTGGCAGTACGTGGATGGCGTGGCCGTCTCAGCGCTGAACGACTTCAATGGCAGTATGACCTACGCGCTGGAAAAGTTGGCGCAGGTGGATCTGGAAAACCGGGTTTCCGGTTTCTTGGAAACCGCCCGAATTGAGGGGGAGGTGAATGAGAAGACAGAGGCGCTTTCGTCGGAGATGGATGGGGTCCGCGCTGATCTGGTGCAGAACTACATTACTGCGGCAATGCAGGATTCCGCACTTGCAGTCCTGCGGACGTCTTTGACCGCCGAAATTGATGGCGTCTCCGCCTCTCTGTCGACCAGCTACTACACGATCTCGCAGGTCAATTCTGCGATCTCGGCAGCGCGTACATCTCTGCGAAGTGAAATCGCGGGGGTCTCCGCCACGCTGAACGCTGACTATTACACCATCGCTCAGACCAACTCGGCCATTTCGGCGGCGACAACCTCGGTCACCAGTACCCTTGATAGCCTGACCACGACCGTTAATCAGGTGCAGTCCTCGGTCGATGGGGTCAAAGGCACATACGGCGTCCAGGTCAACAACAACGGCGTCGTGACTGGCTTTGGTCTGGTGTCGGAGCTGATCAACGGATCTGTCTCCACCACCTTCACAGTGCAGGCAGACCGCTTTGTTGTGGCCAGCAGCTCAGGCGGGGGCGCTCTGTCGCCTTTCCTGATTTCAGGCGGCAAGGTCTACATCCGTGATGCGGTGATCCGAAACGCGTCTATCTCCAGCGCAAAGATCAAGGCCCTCGCCGTTGACACGCTGCACATCAAGGGCAAGGCGGTTGACACCCGGCAGATCGCAGAAAACGCCGCCACCACCTTTTACGAGGCTACGGGCGGCACCGGCTACAAGCGGATCCAGATCAGGAACACCCACGATGAGCCAATCACGCTGATCATCCAGGTGCTTTATGATTGTCAGGATGACGGCGGTTCGGCTGCGTTATTTGCGGGCGTGAAGATCTACAAAGAGCAAACCGCCGGCGGGAAAAATAACCTTCTGTCCTCTGTTGGTGACGGCAGCACCGGCGGCGGTGAGGTCGCTGCCGCCGATGGCACCGAAGTCGTCACAACAACCATCAATCCTGGCATCACCCGGTACATATCCGCCTATCCAGAGGGGCGGGTGGTCCGGCGGTGTGACATGATCATTTTGCAGAGGCAGAGATGAGCGAGAACCGCCACAAAAAGCCCAGGCGCTTTGCGATCTACCGCAAAGACACCGGCGAAATCAGGCAAATCACTGTCTGCCCCGCTGAAGCGATCGGGGGGCAGCTGGAGCCGGGGGAAAAAACCCTTGCTCTGGATCTCGCCGGGGAGGCCGAATTGACCTCCCTTCGGGATCTTTCGCGGGTGCGTGTGCATCAGGGCCAGTTGGTGCCTTTCACACCGCCACTGGATCTGCACGCTGAAATGGTCGCGATCAGGCAGCGCCGCAACAAGCTGTTGGCGGCGAGTGATTTCACGCAGATGCCGGACGTTCCGATTGATCTGAAGGTCTGGGGATCACGTCGGGCATACCGGCGTGCCTGGCGCAAATACCGCAAGGCGCTCCGCGATCTTACCGCCACCATCACCGACGTCGGAAACGTCACATGGCCGCAACCTCCCGAGAAAGGACAATAGCATGACGTGGTATCGCACGGGCACGGTCGAAATCGCCCAGGGCAGCAACACCATTCAGGGCACCGGCACCAATTGGATCAATCAGCAACCCGGCTGGGCGATGGTGATCGAAGGTGTTCCGGGCTTAGTGGAAATCTCAGCGGTCGTAAGCTCAACCGAGCTGCGCGTAATACAGCCCATCACAGCACCCAGCGCCAGTGATCTGTCGTATACGATCCTACCCACGCAGGGGCTGACCCAGAGGCTGGTCGAAGACATCAACAAGATGATCGCAGAGATCGCCAACTCGCGTGAGGCTTGGACCTCGGTGTTTTCGAATTTCAGCATGACAACCTATCAGGTTTGGCTGGATCAGGGGAATGTCGGAACAGCTGCAGAATTCCTACTCTCTTTGAAGGGCGAAAAAGGAGACCCCGGAGATACTGGCCCCAGCGTCTATGACCAGTGGGTTGCGCAGGGTAACAGCGGCACGTTTGATGAGTTCCTAGATGTTCTGTCAGATGGGGCCATCGCGGCGGCGGCTGAAGCGCGTGACGGTGCGCAGGGTGCCCAGGAGGCGGCAGAAGCTGCACAGCAGGGCGCAGAGGCCGCGAAAGCCGGTGCGACGACTGCGCAGTCAGAGGTTGACGCTTTGGCTGTCCAGGTGGCCGCTGATCGCGCTGCCGTGGCCCAGATCTTCGACACCTTTGATGATCGCTATCTGGGCGCAAAAGATAGTGATCCAGCGGTGGACAATGATGGTGACCCACTTCTGGTTGGCGCGGTCTATTGGAACAGAACCACGGGCGGCGCGCGGTTCTGGAATGGCGCTGAATGGGAAGCCCCATCGGCAAGCGCTGCCAGTTCAGCGCAGCAGGCGATCGATGCAAAGCTGGCCGCGATCGCGGCGCAGGCAGCTGCCGAAACCGCACGTGATGAAGCGCAAGGCTTTGCCACTGCCGCCGCCGACAGCGCTGCTGGGGCTGTGACGGCGCAGGGCGGGGCAGAGGTTGCACGTGATGAAGCGGTTTCTGGACAAGAGGCCGTAGCGACTGACAAAGCCGCTGTTTCTGGGATGCGAGATCAGGTCGCAACCGACAAGGGCGCTGTGCTTGTCGCAAAGGGTCAAACGGAAACGGCCCGCGATGAAACGCTCTCGGCTTTGCAGGCTGCGCGCGATGATCTCGGCCTGCAGCCGGTGGCGACCAGCGGTGATTACAACGATCTGATCAACACGCCGCAGCAGATCAATCCAATCGCTATGGCAATCGTATTTGGAGGTTAAGCGTGTCTTTCATCAACAACACAGTCGAGCTGCTGCCACAGACGGCGGAGGCGGTGATATACAGCTGCCCGCCTGACCTGCTGGTGACGCTGTCCACGATCACCGTATATGCACCCATGGCGGCAAGTGGCCGCTTGACGCTGTCTCTTTTCCGGCAAGCCTCAGGCCAGACAGTGCGCCTTCTGATCAGCCGGGAAGTGCAGCCGGATATGCCCTATACGCACCCCAAGCCCATCATGCTTTCGCCGGGTGATCAGCTCATTGCCATGGCCTCTGATGAGCGCCTTGTGATTGATGTCGGCGGCGTTGTCCAAGGTGAGACCCAAAGCACGGGAGCCTTTGTCCCGCGTGGTGCCTTTGACCTCGCAGCGACCTACGGACGTCGCGATCTGGCCGAGAAAGCTGGCAGCACATACGTTTGCCTGGCTGATGGTTTGGTGGGTGAAGCACCGCCTTCCGCGAACTGGATGCTGTTTGCGGGTAAAGGAGAGCCCGGCGCCGATGGCGAGAGCATTCTGCCCGCAGACCTGAAACTGAAGATGGCTTTGAACGGGCTGTTGCCGAGTGATGAGATCATCAAAAAGGGCAACCACTGGATTTTGATCCAGGACATCTACATGCAGCGCGATGTGGATCTCACCGGTATCACAATCGAAAGTCCTTTCGGCGCAAATCTGATCTTGACCGAAACGGACCCAGCCACCCGCCGCGACCTGCCATTGATCCATGAAGATGAGACCGTTGGAAACCTGCAGGCCCTGGGCACGGTTTACATCGCCGCGAACACCACTCTGACGGTGACCGGCACTCTTGAAGTTCTACCAGTTTAAAGGAGACAGACTATGACTGGAAAAGCAGTACTTGACGCCATTCAACGCCCCAATGGTCCGCCTATGCTGTTGCCGATGGATAACCCAAATCCTGGCGATCGGCTGGTTATGGGGGAAGGCAATCAGCTTGGGTTTGAGGCCCCCACTCCCCTTCCGCCGGAAAAGACCTATCCCAAGCGTGAATTCGATCTGTTTTTTGACCTGAACGGATCGGGCATCTCGCTCGTTGATGTCCTTTGGTCGGACTTCCACGAGAGCCTGACGTTGGAAAAAATTGCCTTCGTCAAAATGCAGGCGATGGGTATCAGTTCGGACGCGTCCGTTATCCAGCTCTACTTTAAGGCGCTGGCGCAGGAGGGTGTCACGAAAAACACCGGCTACATGGGCTTCACGCGGAGTAACAAATTTGCGTCGAGCAGCTCCCGTTCCGATACCGTTGGGCATAATTCAAACGATGGAACTCTGCGCTTTCCGACATATGGCACGGCGGCACAATCCGGTTACGGCCATGGGCCGGGCAACCTGACGTTTGACGCGCTGCTGCATCCCCACGATGACGCAGCCGGTCGAGGCGTTCACATGTATTTCAACGGAAGCTACCACCAACAAACGTCTTACAATTCCCCCGACATCGAGCAAACCGCTTGGAGCAACTATGACCAAAGTGTTGGCATTTCCGGGTTCGATGTGGGGTTCCGGATGTATCCAAATGCCGGTGCGCTCGATCGGGGCTTTTTCCACGCAACGGTCGTGCTGAAGGAGGCGATTGAGGTATGAGCCAGAAACTCTTCAAACTCGTCGGCGGTGAGCGTGTCCCTATGACCCCCGCAGAGATCCAGACCCACATGGTCGCGCAAGAGGCTGCACAGCAGGCACTAGAAAACCAACCGGAGCCGGAGCCGGAATATGCTGCGCTGACAAATGTTCAGTATATGGCATTGGTTCAAAAGGCGGCTCCGCTTACTGCTGAGCAGTTCGTGGAAATCATGGACGCCAGCTCTGATCCTGATGTGAAGATGGTTCGCCTGTTGCTGACCATGAACAGTGAGCCTATCCATCGCGACGCCTCGTTGGTCTCCGATGGTCTGGGTCAGCTTGCGGCGAAGGGCTTCCTTGATGAGGATGGAATCGCCCGTATCAAGGCGGCTTGGCCCACAGTCTGATCTCCGCTAATCGCGGGGTTGAAATCCTCGCCTGACACCGGGCGTTGTTCTGACGCCGCCCCATTTTTCCTGAAAACCTGACACCGCACGCGTTGGCCCTCTTGGACCCGCGCCAAAACTGCTGCGCGCCAACTGGCGCGCGGCACATCCCCTCACAAAGCAATGAAGGATAGCTGCAATGACGATTGCAATCATCGTGTTCGTCCTGGCCCAATTGGGCGATGTCATCACCACCAAACGCGCGCTTGCCCGGCCCGGCAAACGGGAGGCCAATCCGTTTATGAGGGTTCTGTTCGACCGTCTGGGCGTCAATGGTGGCCTGACGGTTAAGGCACTGGTCGCCTCAGCCCTGGTCTATTGGCTGTGGTCTGAGGGCGCGACGCTTCCCATTTGGGCTGTAGCGGTCATGACGGGCGCGGTTGCGCTGCACAATCACCGTTTGATGCAGAAAGGATGAACCCTTGTCTGTTCATCGTTTCGCAAAACAGGCGCTGCCCCGGTTTCTGAAGAACCCTCGCATTCGGCAAGATCTCTATCACGCTTCCGTCCCGATGGTTCTGGCCGTGGCCATGGCCCCTAGCAGTCTCGCAGGTAGCGCAATCTTCCTGCTGGTCTGGGTGCTTATTCGGTGGAGCGGCCATGGCTGAGCTGCACCACAAATTCAATTGGATACGGGCGGTTTCGATTGTCTCGATCATCGCTCTTTTCATCGCAGATTTCGCTTTCAACATCATGGCCAAAGATCCGCCGCTTTGGGCCTATCTGGTTCCCGGCCTCTTGGCGCTGGGGGTTGAGGCAAACGCGGTTGGTCGGTTGCTGATGCAGCTGGTTCGCGCCGCGGCGAGAGTTCCACAGGAGGACAAAGATCCATGAAACTCACCACCCGTGATATTCAGGCCCGTTGCGCCGCTCTGGGCTTTCACCCTGGGCCGATAGACGGACGCAGGGGGCCGCGCACCTCTGCGGCCATTCGGGCTGCTCTTGAGGCGCACAACGGCAGCACGGTCGCTGATCTTTTCCACAAGAGCGGGTTGCACCGGGTGCATATGCACTGGACCGCCGGAGCCGAGGGCGTCATCGAAATGGAGCGCCGCGCCTATAACTCGCTGGTCACGCACGATGGGCAGCGGGTGCAGGGCGTGTTTCCGCCAGAGGCGCAGGCAAACTATGCTGTCGGTCGCGCGGCATCCCACACCCGCATGTTCAACACCGGTGCGATCGGGCACGGAATGGACGCCATGGCGGGCGCAAACGAGCGCCCCTTCGATCGGGGGTCCGCGCCAATCACACCGCGCCAGCTTAACACGTTCTGCTGGTGGGCTGCGGAATACAGCGTCAAGTATTGGATTCCGGTCAATGTCTACGGCATGCCGACCCATGCAGAAATACAGCCGATATTCGGTGTGCGCCAGCGCTGGAAATGGGACATCACCTGGTTGCCCGGAATGTCGGCCCCCGGTGATCCCTTGGTGGTTGGCGAGCGCCTGCGCGACATGATCCGCGAGTGCCTGCCTGACGTGCGAGCTGCCGCATGATGCGGTGGGTCGCGATCGGGAGCCTGTGCCTGGCGCTGTTGTTTGCGGGCGCGTCCTCATATCTGGTCTGGCGCAATGGGCACCTGCGCGAGGATCTGGACGCAGCCACGCGCCGCCTACGGGTGGCGGAGCGGCAGGCCGATGACGCACGGCAGACCGCCGATGTGCTGGACGCTCATATCAAGCGGATGCAGGAGGATCGCCGCACGCATGATGCGGATCTGCGCCGCCTGCGGGAACGGGAGGGATACGATGCGCCATTGTCTGATTTTCTTGGCGATGCCTTTGACCGGCTGTAGCTGGCTGCTGCCAGATCCTGAGCCGTTTTATGTAGAGCGCCCCATCCCGGATGAGCTGACCACGCCTTGCGCTGAGCCGGTGAAGGGGCAGCGCACCGAGGGTGGCTTTGCGGAGCTGGCTCTGGGCTGGCGTTTCACGGCCCGGTGCAACGCGGGGAAGCTGGAAGATATCGCGGAGCTGACAGGGCCGCGATAGCCCTCGGCGGATCATTTTTTCATCAAGCAACTGCCTGAGATCTGGCAATCGGGTTGAAACTAAGATAGAGGTCTCTCCGCTTTATCGGGCGGGGGGATCGGGTGCTACCAACACCCTCTCCCATGCGGCCATAAGATTGCAATCCAACCGCACCGACTTATCGTCCAGAAAAAGCCGCCCGTCTCTCGCGAGAGCGGGCGTTTTCTATTCTGGAAACTCCAATGAATACAATGGAAAAAGTGCGGCCTGCTGCACCCGTCGCCCCGTGGCTTGGCGGAAAGAAGGCACTCCACGGCAAGATTATCGAGCGAATTGAAGCGGTAGACCACAAAACCTACGCCGAACCTTTTGTCGGGATGGGCGGCGTTTTTCTGCGTCGCGGCTGGAAGCCGCAGTTGGAAGTCGCGAATGATTTCAACGGTGAGGTCACCAATCTGTTCCGCATACTTCAGCAGCACTATCCGCAGTTGATGGATGTAATGCGGTTCCAGATCGCATCGCGTCGGGAATTTGAGAGACTTCGGCAAGTCGATCCCGGCACCCTTACGGATCTCCAGCGCGCGGCTCGGTTTCTCTACCTGCAACGGCAGGTTTTCGGCGGAAAGGTTGGTAATGTCTTTGGTGTCTCCCCTGATCGGCCAAACCGGTTCAGTTTGAGCCGTCTGGAACCCATTCTTGAAGCCGCACATGAACGGTTAGAAAATGTGGTTTTTGAGAACCTGGACTGGGCTGATCTTGTCCGCCGATACGATGGGCCGGAAACCCTGTTTTACCTTGATCCGCCGTATTGGGGTGGCGAGGACGATTACGGCAAGGGGCTATTCGATCGTTCTCAGTTTGAAAAGATCGCGACCATTCTAGGTGGCATTAAAGGAAAGTTTCTGCTGTCGATCAATGATCGGCCAGAGATCAGGGAGCTGTTCTCTGCATTCCGTTTCGAAGAGGTCTCGCTAAAATATACCGTTGCCAGCGGCGGTGCGACGGACGCCGCAGAGCTGTTCATATCAAATTATGAGCCACGGCATTCGCTGATCTAACCACCATGCGAGGCGGCAATTTTCATGCCGCCTCAGCTACGATTTCAGCCCGCAGCCCCAGCGCGTCGAATGCCTCTTCAACCTGTGCAAGCTTAGTTTCGTGGTTTGGATTGAACAGTCGTTCAACCTTGGTTCGAGACCAGCCAGTCATGCGCTGCAAGTCGGCGCGCGTTTTTCCCGCCTCAGAGAGCGCCCAATATATTTGGAGCTTTACACTGAGTGCCAATGGTATCTGTGCGCCATCGCTAGACGTGGGCTGGGGGATGTTCTGAAATACATCCATGCGCGCAGCAATCGCTTCCGTAACAGCATTGCGACCGTTGGCTTTGGCTTCGTCCATGTTGTCACCAAATGAGGTGACTTCTGGCAGATCCGGGCATGTCACCAGAAATGTATCGTTGTCGTCAGGGGTGAAGATAAGAGGGTAGAACATTTTGCGTTTCCTTTGTGGGTGACCCCGGCCTTATTTAAGGCCGAGGTCTTTGAGGATTTTATTGTAAAGTCCGGTTCCTATCTCTTTTCTTGAGCCGTGCATTGGCAGTTGTGAAGTCTTGTTGCCTAGCCGAACCGTCTTGTGTCCACTTCCACCCTTGTGTGTTTAGAAGGTGCATCCGTGGCGCTTTAGGATCTTCTCCAATTCTTTGCTGTTCATAGGTATATAATACACATAAGTGTGCAATCAAGTCAACAGAAGTGTGTAATTATTTTTCACGTTTCCGACTATTGTTCGATTTTTGTTCTATTTGTATTGTGCGCTTCATGCCCGCATCCACGCCACCAGTCAGAGCGCATCCCGCAAAGCCGTTCCGCAATCTCCGCGATGCTGCCCGTGATGGTCATCTGGTGGTTCTGCGCTGCACGCTCTGCCGTCGCTGCGTTCACTATCTCGCCAGAGACCTGGCTGAGGTTGTTGGCGATAAGCACCCGGTCCACATCCCGCCATTCCCTTGCTCAAAATGCAGGACAGCGGAACATATGGCGATCTCGTGCCGGTCTCCGCATCCCGGCGATCTCGGCCAGATTATGGTTCGTCGGCCTGCCGGTTGGAAACGGATATGGAAAACCGAACCTTTGGGCGACGTGTAGCGATATTTAACATAACCGTGGTTACAGTGCCTTTTGCATCAGCAGCTTCCAACCGTCGTTTTCCCGATCAATGCGTTGCAAGAGGTCTCGTAAATACGCGCCTGGTACGTTGATCCGTTCTATTCTCTGCAAGATGTACCCCAGCAGCATGAATGCAACGGCTGGGCCTTTGGCCTTCGCTGCTGTCCAGGTTGATCCTAGGTGCAGTTCAGAGGCGATTTGATCCATTCTATCGTGGCAATCGCCTGTTGATCGCGCGGTGCGGATCTCGGCGCAGAGCCTTGGGAAGGTTTCCTCAATCTCGCTATCTTTTACAGACGGAATAGATTTAGTCTCTTTGTGCCCCTCAAAAGGCGTGTCGCTGTCCCTCAAAATGCTGGTCAGCTCTTCATAGAGAGTATTCAGGCTCTCCTCATCCGCACGGCGGCGGAGGATATTTCTTGCGCGCTGTAGCAGCCCCTCAGCGCCGCTGAGGCGGGCCAATAGCAATTTGCAGCGGTCGCGGATCACATCTAGCCGCAACAGGCGCTCTGCGTGATCTTTGGCGATCTGCACCAGCTCTGCGTATTTCTCGAACAGGGGCGCCAGTGAGAGGCCGGAAACTGTGACCACCCTGCCCTGCCCGTCGCGCCTCGCCCAGCGTTTGCCGTTCATCGTGGTTGCGCGCTTGATCAGACCTGCGTTGACCAGGATCGATATGTGCCGCTCGATCGTTGGAATGCTGACGTGCGCCCTCCCCGCCAGCGTCTGGTTTGACGCAAAGCAGATATGTTGGTCCGGTGCCGCGCCCAGGCTATCGCCGGGGATCAGTGCAATCATCGACCGCAACAGGTTGAGAGATGTCGCCTTCAGCCCGAGTGGTTCGCGGGCATCCTCAGCTGCGCGCAGCAGCTTCCATTTGCTAAATTGTGTCATGTGTAAATTTGACAATGATCTGCCGTTCACCCACGGGCGTTTTTGTATTGTGCGATTTAAGGGGGGCTGCTACGGTCCTAGGTGCTTAATCGTGGACAGCAGCACTTCTTGTGTTGTTTTATTCCCCCCTCATCAGCTCCGCTGGTGAGGGT